ACTGCAGGCGGGCGTAGGCGAGCGGACGCGCGACGGCGATCACGCCGCACGCGCCGATGGCCTGGAACCCCTGGGTGAAGGTGAAGTGCGCGCGGGCCGGCTTGGTGCGGCGAATCTCGGCGATCACGTCATCGACGTATTGCGCGGACGCTTCGGTGCCATCGTGGCCGGACAACGTCAGCACCAGCTCGAAGGTGCCGGGCGGTCCCTTCGGTTCGGTCTGCCACCACTCACGCACCGTGACGAGTCCCCCGAACGCGGTCACGACGTCACGCACCGCCTGCGCGGTGCCTTTGCGTCGCGCGATATCGATCGCCTGCCGCACGCGGGCGCGCTTGACCGACTCCGGCCAGTAGGATTTCCAGCTATCGACCGCCAGCGCCCAGGCGAGCCAGGGCAGCAGCGGCAGCGGAATCGTGTCCGGATTCCACAATGTCCCGATCGGCGTCGGAATATCCAACATCTCGGCCATCAGCTGGGCGAGTGCGCGTTCGAGCGTGGTGGCGTTCGGCGGCAGGAGACTAGGCATGGATGCCGCCGTAATGCAGGACGACGCTCGCGCAGTACGGTGCCTGCGTGTCATCGATGGCGATATCCGCCGCGGGTGAGGTCAGCTCGACGCGCTGGATGCCGGCGACGTGTAGGGCGGCATAGATGCCGGACAGGGTGATATCGCGGCCCATGCGGCGGCAGTCGCTGCGATAGCGATCGGCATTGGCCTGCGCCGCGGCCATCGCGATCTCGGGATCGGGGCCGGCGAACGACCATAGCGTGGCCTCGATCGTGAACGGCACAATGGTCGCCGACTGCACGCGCACGTAATCGGTCAGCGGGCGGATGCGATCCGCATTAAGGGTCTTGGCGACCGTGTCCAGCAGCTCGGGCGACGCGGTGCCGTCGCCGTGCCATGACAGCACCGACACCACGACTTCGCACGGCGCCGGGCTGGTCACGCCCACATCGAGCACATCGCCCGAGGCGCTGCGCGCGTGGAAGCGATAGGCATCGTCAGGACCGGCCACGGAAAAACCAGCCGGCGCGAGCGTGAAGCGCTCGCGCAGATCGTCGTCGGCTTCCTTCACGGCATCGATGCCGAGTGCGGGTTGTGCCGGCGTCAGAGTCAGGCGTTCGACGCCCAGGAACGCGACCAGATTGTCCAGGTCGGTCTTAACGGCGGTGGCGATAAAGCAGGCGCGGGCGTCGTCGTTCTTGCGCTGTCGCTCGACCATGACGACATAGGCCAGCACTTCCAGCAGCTTTTGCAGCGGATCAGACTCGACCTCGGCATCGTAGGCAGGCCACAGGGTTGTGAGGCGCGCCTTGGCGTTCGTGAGCAGGGTCTCGACGTCGAGGGTTTCGACCACATTAGGTGGCGGCAGCTTGCTGAGCTGGATCGCGTCCGTCATGCGGTGCGGCCCGACAGATCGAGCGTAACGCTCAAGGCGAGCGCGGTACCGGTGGCGACTACGCGACCCACAAGATCAAGCTGCCAGCGTCCGCGCTTGGCATCCAGGGCAGTCAGTGCGACGCGCTGCAGGGTGATGCGCGGCTCCCAGCGCAGCAGCGCGGTCGCGGTCGCGGCAATCAGCCGGACGCGTGTAGCGGCGTGCGCCGGGGCATCGATCAGGTCCGGCAACTGGCTGCCGTAATCGCGGCGGCCGAGCCGGGAACCCAGCGGTGTCGTCAGCAGGTCGGCGATCGACTGCGCCAGATGGGCGGTGCCGTCGAGGGTCTTGCCGGTGCTGCGATCCATGCCGATCACGGCAGCGGTTTCCCGCTGATGCCGCTACCGGGCTGGACCTTCTCGTGCGGGTGATGGGTAAGGCTGATCGCACCGGCCTTCACATCGCCGTCGCTGGTTACATTGCCGGCGGCATGTGCGGCGCCATCGATGGCGAGGTCGCCGGTGATGCGCACGTTGCCGTCGATCGACACGCCGGCCGGTGCGGTCAGGGACACGGTGCCGCCGGAGGGCAGCGAGGCGGTCAGCGCACGGCGATCCGGGTCGTAGATCAGCCGCGCGCCGTCGGCGAAGGCGAGCATGGTATTGCTGCGGGTCGCGCCGTTCGGTGGTGGCGCTTGGTCGGCATGGAGCGCCGGTAGCACGAAGCCGGCGGCAAGGTCACCGTGCGGGGAGAACACGACGACCTGTTCGCCCACGCTGGGTGACGACCACCACGAAACGGTGCCGGCGCGACCGGTGCACCACGGGAGGGGCTGCGTCAGCAGCGAACCGACGCGCACGCGAACGCGCGGCGGATCGATTTGAACGGCGGCAATGGTGCCGTAGCGAATGAGGTTGGAAAGAAGGCGCGGAACGTCATCGGACATGCGCGCCATGCTGCGCGGCGGCCAAGCGCCGCGCAGCTGGGGAAGGTTCTACGAATGGGGCGACAGAACAGCCAGCAAACCGCTTGCGTGGTTACTGCGCGATGGGCTGCATCACGCGATTACCCGCGCACTCGGTCGGATCGGCCCCACACGCGCTCGCCTGCGCCGCTTGAACCGCCTGCAACGCCGAGATGCGATTACCGGCGCACTCGGTCGGATCAGCGCCGCACGAGCTGGCTTGCGCGGTGAGCGCGGATGCTGGCGCCGCGATGGTTTGCACGCTCCAGGTGATGCCGTTCGATTGCGGGAGCATCGTCACGACCAATTGGCGATCGCGATAGATCAGTTCGCCCGTCGCCGTCGCTTGAGCGGCGGCCGAGGGAGATGCAGAGACGCTTGCATGGTCGAGGGTGGTACCCATCGGCAGGGACAGGGTCTGGCCGTTAGCGGTCGCAAACGCAGCACGCACGTTGCCGCTGGCGTCGTTGATTTGTACGTACTGGATGTGGTCGCGCTGGAATACGTACACATGCACGCGTGGACTGGCGCTGACGTCCGGTGCGTTGGGCCAGCTTTTGCCCAGGTCTGTCGCGGGGGCGGTGGATGCGGCCATGACGGACGCCGTGGTGAGAAACAAGCCGGCCAAAATGGTCAGGCGGTATTGAGTGGCGCGTGCGGTACGGAACATGGGAACCCCTTTCGTCATCGATCAATGAAGGGCCGATGTTCTCTCGACGTCATGTAACAGCAACGACAGCCGCGTGCCGTTTGTGGTGCACCGCGAGCGCGCGGCGCCGCCATAAACACGGGTCCGGTTGCGGATATCTTCCATTCCCCGGCCGTTGGCACTCAAGCGTTCGCGGAACTGCTGACACTCCGCATGCGATGGCATCGGCCCCTCGCGGTTGCGGGCATGAGAACCTTCCATCTGCAGCACTGCCCAATGCCTGCTGCCCGTTGTGCCGGTGCGGACACGCACCGTCATGTGCGACAGAGTCGCCTGTTCGTAGATGTAGATCGCCGCCTCGCAGGCCAGACGATACAGCGCCAACTGTGCGCCCGGCGACAGTTCCGCCAGCGTTCCACCTCGAATCTCGCAGCGGTATGGCACAAGCTCGCGGCCGAACGCCTGCGCAAGGGTGCCTTGCTTCAGAACGAAGGACAGACCGTTCTGGGCCAGTCCGCGTGGATGCATGCCATCGGCCAAATGGAAGATTTCATGCTGCGTGGCCACGACCTGCTTCTGAATGCCGCTTTCCTCAGAGAGCGGCAAGAGCTGGTGCACATGACGGAGCAGTCGATCGTGCGCGAAGCGGATCGTATGGCCGATATCTTCGATCCGGTCCGCGGCATGTTGCAGACGCAGTTCGCCGAGGTATAGACCCTCTTGCGCCGCCTGCAAGGCGAGACGACCTTCCTGCTTTTCCTTCTCCTCGCGCGCATGCAGCACCGTAATGCGGGTGCCGAGCATCAGCATGGACGTGATGGTGAAAGCGATGAACACTTCGGCCTGGACGGTTGCGGGGTCGCGTAGATGCGGCATGACAGCTACCACAGCGATACTGGCTAACGTGCCGCCGATGGCCGCTCCGCGCCAGCCGTGCCGCATCGCCAGGGCGGCCACGGGCAGGAACATGCCAATGCGTGCGGCTTGCGCGACGTCGCCAGCGACATGGGAAGCGATCCACATCAGCAGCAACAAGGTCGGCATCAGAAGCGCCACGCTTTCCAGAGTCAGCCGGCTATGGCTCAGGCGAGCCCACCACGCGTGGCGCGGTGTTTCACGCCCAATCGTGATGAGCACCAAGGCGGTGGGAACGAGGGTCAGGATGCCCAGGTAATTGCCGAGAAAATAGCCTTGCGCCGACGTAAAGGGCGCCACTTTATGCATGGGGGCCAAAATGACCGCCAGCAATAGAAAGTTATAAGCCGCGGTCAACACCGAAATAAGCAAGGTGCACAAGATAAAGCTGCCGATGCGCACATGGTGCTTGGCATCAATCAGGCCAAGCCGTGATCGGCCCCAGGCCATGATGGGCATCGCGATGGCGAGCGGTGGCACGAGATTGAGCAGCGCAAAACCGAGCCCGCGCTCCTGGTAGCACGCATAGCTCACCTCGCCGAGCATCGCCATCTCGGCGAGCAACAAGGTGGGCCAGTAGCGATAGGGGGTGAACAGCAGGCAGAGGACACGAAAGCCGGCGGTCAGGACCCAGAACGAGAAGGAGACCCGGTGCAGGAGGGTGTAGACGGCCATGTACAGGATCGCCACGGCCAAATACCGGAGCCATGACCACCTTTCAATATGTAAGCGCATTCCTCTTGCTCTCCCGTAGGTGCCGCTGTTTGACTTGCTCCGATCGTCAAATCCAAAGACCCGCCAACCTCTCCACGCAGCCTGGGGCGCATGTAGGTTGGAGAGCTTGTTACAAATTGTGTTCAGCTTAGCGTCCAGGGCATATGCCTTTTGCCAACTTGGACACATTTAATGATGCGATTCACGGCTCGAAGCGATGCCCGGGGCGCTGCGCGGGCAACGGAGAGCTTTTGTGGGTGGTCTTACTTGGGGTTAGAGTCTGATCATTCGACGACTTCGAGGGAGGCCGCATGGTCGATATGCACCAGTCAGGCGGGGACCACGCCACTAACGTGCAGGTCCATAGCCAGGGCGCCGCGTCCGTAAACGTTTATAACGGGTCCCCCGGTCAAGAAAAAACGCGGTTGCAGCCTGCCTTTGAAGAGGCTCAGCATTTAACGTTGACAGAGCTGCGGCGTGCGACGCGGCCTGGATGGTTTGGGGCGTTCATCATGCTAGCGGCGCTAATTCCAGCGTCGATCCAGATTTTGGCTAACACCTTGGATATCGCCGACAAGGTGGGCATAAAAGGATGGCATGCCCACGCCTGGTGGGCATGCGTACCCGTTTTCCTGATTGGCGTCGTCTTGTGCGGGCTTAATGGGAAAAACGCGCGACGTTATCACCGCCGCCCCGCCACGGAAGGTGGATCGGTCTATCTCGGCGACGGACAATTTATGGAGAAGGACGGAGGGGATGAGTCATGGTGGCAGTACACATTGGCCGCGCCGTGTATCTATTCGTGTCCGGGGCATGTGTGCCCGGGGTATATTCGAGTGGTGAATGCACCGGCCCGCGAGAAACAACGGCGTTTGCGTGCTTACGTCGGTGTTTGCAGCGAATGGGGTAGAGAGCATTCCTATCGCATCGATGGGGAACATATAGCGACCTGTTGCCCCGACATGGATTGGCGCGAGCCGGAATCCAGCTCCATCCAAGCGTGAACTTGCTCAGTTCAACGGCGCAGTCATAGGCATGTCGATCACTGGACTGCAGGACTCGATGCGGTAGGAGGTCGGCGCCGTAGCACTTGCAAAGGCGGCAAGTACGGAGCCGTTCTCCAGGAAAATCACTCCCTCCGAGCCATCAAGCGCTTGGTTGTTGCATCGATTTTCTGGGTTGAAATCGGCCCAAAGCGCCACGCGTTCAACCATCGTAGAAAGTCGGGTTCCCATCCTGTCGATGAGAGGAAGGTCAACCGCCATTGCTCCACATACTCCCATGACCAATGCAAGAATGATCTTGCTCTTTCTTGACATAGGCGGGCCCGCCCACAAGCCACAGGCCACTAAACAAACATAAATAGCCAAGGGCGCGGCGATAAGAATAAGCAATATCCATAACGGTCCTGACGCCCACACTTCTAATTTCACGGGCACGAGGACTGTTACCAGGAGCTTGGTGGTAATGCCGAAGTGATTCGGATCGATCTTGAAGATGTAATTAAGTTCTTCCGATGCTTTTTGTTCGGCGTAGATGCCATAAGCAAGAAGAGCGGCGACCTTCGCGAGCGTGACGAATCGACGTCCGAAGATTTTTTGAAATAGATGGCTGAACGGCACCCACACAAGTATTAGGAAAACGGGAAGAAGGCCACTCAGTACCAAAATGATATCTGCGATGAATTTCGCGATTTCGGGCCATCGCATCTTAACTGCAAGCATCAGGAGAGCGGCCGATAGACAGTAGAGAACTAGTGCGATACCTGTCGCTTTCGCGCGTTCGATAAAAGCCGCTGAAGGTGGTTGCACCGCGGGTGTAGGTGCAGGAGAAGGAGTGGGATTAGGTGCAGTAGTCGGGTCGGGCGTACTCATCGCTGGTCCTTCGGCGTGATGTTTTGTTTGGCACATGGCACGGCATGTCAGATCGCCGCTATGGCACTTTAACGAAGGCGCTCGAACTGAACCACAATTCGCTCGCGCACCATGGCGCGCTCAGCCTCGGTGAAGCCTAGCAGTGGCCTGCGCGGGTAACGGACGTCTTTATCGCTGGGCGCCGGGCGATCCATCAAGCCGTACTGATGCACCCGCGCCAGCCGTGCCACTCGGCCGGCGAAGCCGACTTCGGCGCTATCGGCGGTGGCGTTCGCCTTCAGCCAGCGCGCAGAGCGCAGCTTGACGAACATCGCCCCGTGCTTGCGCCTGATCGCGCCGCGCTTGCTGCGCAGTGACGCGGCCTGCGGCTTGCGCGGCGCGTACGGTGTGCCATCCGGCGCCAGCTGCCGCGCGATGCGTCGCTGCTGCGAACGGCGCAAATCGCGAGCGATGGTCTGGGCGAGCTTTCGTCGCTCGGCCGGTTGCAGCCGGGCCAGCAGCGCGCCGGCCCAGGTGTCGAGCTGGACCAGCGGATCGGTCACCACAACGCGGTTGGATCGGCTGGCGGTTCGGGCGGATGCGTGAACGTGCCATTCGCGTCACTGGGAATGACGGCTTCGGTCAGGTCGATTTCAATCGATACATCGACCAGCTCGGACGTGATCATTTCCGTTTCGAACCGGATGCCCCGCGCGTTTGCCTCCATGTTCTTCAGCAGGTCCGGCTGCTCGACCTGCACGAACTGCACCACGGCCTGCGCGAGCGCATCCATGTCGCCGGCAAAGTCCTGCAGGATCGCGGTCAGCTGGTAGTCGTAGCACCAGCCATCGCCGGGAGCGCCGGTTGCGCGGATATGGCCGCGCTCGACCAGGATCGACAACCGCTGCGGATCGGCGGCCAGATCCGGTAGCGCGGCCAGCAGGGCAGCGCGGAAACGGCCCGGCTTGTTCATGCCGCTACATCGCCACGCGATTCAGCAGCCAGCCCAACAGGAACCGACGCTGGCTCGGGTTCATCTCGGCGATCGCGAGGTAGCGCGTGGCCTGCAGGCCGTTGAAGCCGCGCAGTAACGCGATGATGCCCTGCGGCCCGCGCCAGCGTATGAACGCGCGCAGGGCGTCCAGGGTGACGCCGCCGATACAACCGTCGATGCGCAGCGCGGCATAGTGGCCGCCGCCGTCATTGAAGGCGTTGAGCAGGCGTTGCAGGAACGTGGCCGCGACCACCGGCCCCATGTTCACGCCGGTATCGATCAGCTCGGCACCGAGCGCCGCATTGATCGCTGCTACATCGCCGAAGCGCGGCGCGTCGATGTACTGCTTGCGCAGGATCGCGCGCGCCAGTGACTCAGGGAGGTTGCGCATCGCGCCGGTGTAGCCGTTGGCGCGAGCCATCGCCTCGGTGATGCCGAAGCGGGTTTCGCCGCCCGCATCAGCCGGATCGTTCGTCGTGCGTGCGCCGCCTTCGGTCGCCATGACGGCATCGAGGATGCGCTCGATACGCTGATCGACGGCGCTCATGCGGGCATCCTTGTCGGGTTGGCCCGCCGTTCGGCTATGGGGATGCCTTGGTGCGCTTCGATGAACGTCGCCGCGAGCTGGGGGAGGATGGCATTGCCATAACCGCGCAGTCGTCCCACGCGCGCGGGTACCCCATCAGCCAGCGGGCGTGCGCCGGGTTCAGCACTGGCCCGCCGCGTACCATCCGCGCAGCGTACGGTGTGGGTGCGGCCGTTCCACGGTGGTAGACCATGCGGACCTGCAGCGCGAGCGAGCCCGCGCCCCGTGCGGCTCGGCTGTAGCTCGGCAGCCCCGTGGAGTCGAACACCACCGGCGTCAGCCAGCCCTTCAGCCGGCGATGCTTCGTGCGTGTGGTCTTGGCCTCGGCCTTCGCGGTCGGCGACCCAGTAGAGCCGCTGCCGGATGTGCGGCGCACCGACGCCCGCAGCGCACAGATCGGCGGCCCCGACACCATAGGCCAGTCCTTCCAGGTCAACGCGTACTCCGGCGAGCCATGTGCGTCCAAGTGCGCTTGCAACCTGTTCGCCAAACACCGTTGGAGGACGGCACTGCGCGATGAGCCGGTGAAAGACCGGCCAGAGGTGCCGCGGGTCGTCGAAGCCGTGCCGGTTCCCCGCCGTACTGAACGGCTGGCACGGACAGCTGCCGGTCCAGACCGGCCGGTCGGTCGGCCATCCGGCGAGCTGCAGGGCGTAGGCCCAGCCGCCGATGCCGGCGAAGAAGTGACATTGCGTGTAGCCCTTGAGGTCGTCGGCTCGTACATCCGTAATGCTCCGCGTATCGATATCGCCATGGGCGATGTGTCCCGCATCCATCAGCTGGCGCAGCCAGAGGGCGCAGAACGGATCGGTGTCGTTGTAGTAGATGCTCATTTCGCCACCCGCCGCACGATCAGGCGAAGCAGATGCGCGAGGTCGCCGCGATGGATCAGCAGCAGCACCGCCAGCACGACCGCGGCCAGCGCTTCGAGCGGTCCCGGTGGCGGGCGCAGGCCCGCCGCGATCTTGACCGCCATCGCGGTCGCACCGGCGATCATCAGCCAGCTGGCCCAGGCGAGACTCGGCCGGTGACGCGAGCGGCCGCGACGAAAGGTCAGCAGGCGCACGACGATCACGGCGCAGGCCGCGAACGTCAGCAACGACCACGGGGAGAGTTCCAGGGGCATCATCAGGTTCCTCGTTTGAACAGGCTGGTCAGATCGAACGCCTTCAGGCGCTCGACCAGCTGGGTGGTGACAGTGACGACGCTGGCGCCGGCCAGAAACGCGGCGACGCCCGTGCTGTGCAGCGGCATGTGGTCCAGCAATTCGGGTGCGGCCAGGTAGCCGGCGCCCGCGCTGATCGCCAGATAGACGGCGCGGCGGATCAGCGGCAGATCGCGCGCGCCGGTGACGAACAGCGCGCCACCGGCAATGGCGCCGACCAGCGCATTGCCATCGATGCCGGGCAGAAGGGTGGCGGCGGTCGCCGTCGCAACGGCGGCGGCAAGAGTGGTGCTGGCAGGTTCGGCCATCGGTCTCTCAGTCCCAGAGTTGGAGAAGGGGTAAAACGGCCGGCGTCACGCTGGCTCGCTCGGGCAGCACGATCACCATGCCGACCGGCAGGAACGGGCCGCCCGCGGCGAGGCCGCGATTCAGGGCATAGATCGCTTCGACCACGCCTCGCGTCGCGCCGAGCGCACGCCAGCAGATTGCATCGACGGTGTCGTGCTGGCGGGCGATCACGGTCACCATCAGATCAGCGCCACTACGTTGCGCGGACGGCCAAGCAGATCGGCGATGGCCCACTGCGCATTGCGCCGGAAATCATCGGCCGCGATGCTCTCGGCATCGGCGCGGTAGTCGCCGGCGCGAGTCGTATCCCAGTCGCGATACTTCTCCGCGAGGTCCGCCTGGACGGTGCTGGCAATCGCGCGCAGGTAGCGATGCACGATCGCGCTGGCACCGGCCAGGGTGTCGCCGATATCGGTCGCGGAAGTCCAGCCTTGACCGATCCACCGTGCCTTGGCAATCGCCAGCTGCGCATTGACGTCGAGCATCGCCTCGATGGCCGCCGCACGCAGGCGGGCCGGCGTGACGTTGCCAGTCAGACGCGTGGCAGCGCGCAGGGCGTCCAGCGCGATATCCGGCCAGAACCCATCGTTCGCGAGCGGGGCGCCGTCATCCGGCGTACCGATCGCAGCGGGCGTGCCGCCATTGGCGATCAGCGCGCCCATGCCGTGTTCATTCCATCGGGTTTCATCAAAGCGGTCTCAAACAAACAGGACGTACCCAGCGAAAAAATCCAGCGGTGGACGGCGGGATCACGAAGTCCCCACGGGGCTCGATCACCCACCGTGCCGCTGGGCGCCAGGGGGGAGGCTCAGGGGTCACCTTTCGATGACGAGGCATTTCGCAGCTGGCGTTCCAGCTGCTCGATCTCTTTTTTCGCGCCGACCTTGTCGTGCAACTCGACGGCGCGACGCAGGTAGGTCAGGGCTTCGGCAGGCGCGTCGGCTTTCAGCAGTCGGCCGGTGGCGAACAGCAATTTCGCGCGCACCTGGTCGGGCATGTCGTGGCCGGTGGTCAGTGCTTCGACGGCGCGCAGCACGTCCACGTCGAACGGCTTTTTCGCGTCATAGGCGCGCAGTGCCTGCTCGGCGGGTTCTTCGGCGATCAGGGTCGCCGGAGTGCGCTGGAAGCGGTCCGGTAGCCCCAGCCGATGCGCGAGCACGTAGCGCGCGATGGACAGCGCACCGGCGAAGTCGCCCGCGTCCAGCCGCCAGCACATCACATAGCCGAGCACGTCATCGGGCGCGCCGCTGCCGGTCGCCAGTACGCTCTCGACATAGTCCGCATACGCCGGCAGCACCTCGGCCTTCACCGCGATCTTGCGTTCGACCGACTGCACCAATTTGAGCCGGCGCCGATCCGTGTCGAGCTTGGCGCGGATCAGCGCCTGTGCCTGCGCGGCGCCGCGATCCAGTACAACGCCCGCGGCGGTAAGCGTGGAGGCCCGCGCCGTCAGCACGCGCTGCTGGTGGCGCTGGGCCGGGGAGGTCATCGGCTCACGCATGCGTGCCGGTCCAATCGCCGAGCTGGATGTTCTCGATCAGCACCGCGAGGCCGTTGTCCTCGACCACGTACGCGTCGTTGCTGGATTCGTAGTTCGCGATGCGATCGCGCTTGGGCTCGTCGATCAGCGCGCGGCGGCGCGCGCCTTCCTGATAATAGATCGAGAGGTTGTCGGGCCGGGTAATCAGCAACGCATTCGGCGGGAAGGACGGCGCGACCAGGCCGGGCAGGCCGCCGATGGCTTTCTGGCTGACCAAGAGTTGCGAGGCCAGCTCGTCGGTCGCGCGCTGGTCGCGATTGATGACCGGGAAATACTTGTCGTGCATCAGCGCGCGCCCGACATGCGCGCGTAGCCCGCCATCTTCCTGATACCAGGGATCAAGCAGGGTGATCGCGTCATAGACCAGCGCATCGAGGTTGGCATAGTCGCCACCGGGACCCACGCGGACCTTGCCGGAGGCCGGGACCACCTCATGCATCACCCGCTCGGGCGCATCCTCGCGCAGATGTTGCAGCCAGCCCTTGTTGAGGTCCTGCAGCAGTGGGAAGGCGGCCAGGTCGCTGTCGGGCGCGACATGCGTGCCCGTCCAGCCGATCATCAAGCGATCGAGTGCCTGCCGCTGCACGATGGCATCGCGCAGCATGGTCTGGAAGTTCGGGAACTTCGCCCAGGCATCGAGCTTACCGTAACCGATCGCGGTGTCGCTGTTGGTTTTCTCGCAGACATAGCCGCGCTCGCCGAGTTTGGAGA